TTTGATTGCTTCGATACCCATCATCTTGATCTTTGGCTCTGCGTATTGCACACCTTCATTGTTGTGGACATTGAGGATGTATCTTTTCTTTGCTGTCCAAATGCCACGATCGGCAATGGCTTCTCTTTTCATTACCATGCGGTTTGTAAATGCATTAGACATATCTGCAAATCTTTCGAAGGCTCGGTTCAATGCTGGCTCAATCACACGATCACCAAATTCATCAAGGAAGTTCACAGGATTCTTTGGCTTGAATTTATCCACGACATCTTTTGCGGTGATATATACAGAGTCAGTATCAATAGCAATGACACGATCTTTGACTTTGTCTTCACCTAGAAATTTCTGTATCTCTTCATTAACTGCTTTCTCTGCCCATTGAATAACGCACTGTCCAGTAAGAGTAACACCTTCAGCAACCTGCGGATCATAGTATCGAAAATACTTGTTTGCCATGGCACCATAAAGAGAGTTGAGAAGAATCTTTACAGCCGTTTGCTGTGTTTCATTTCTCATCACCTGGCTCACAAGAGATTTGTTCTTGGGGTCTTTCTCTAATTCTTTCTTTCCTTCAATCATTCTACCCTTGATCTCGACACGCATTGTGTAGAGTTCTTCAACGATCTCTGGTATGATTCCTTTCTTGTCTTTACGATAGACCGAACCATTACCTGCTCGACATAGATCAATGTCTGTTGGAAATGATTCTTCTTTTAAGATTCTGTTAGGAAAAACATTATTCACATGAGAGTGTGGCACCAGTGTCTCGGGCGACATATTGTTTTGGATAATGATGTTTGGATATAGAGAGTTAAGGTCAAATGACATTACCCATTCACTCATTCCTTTTCTTACATCTTTCACATAACCTCCGGCAATGGCTCTTGCTTTTCCTCTATGTCCTTCCATCTTACCATTTGACCATTCGAAGTTTACCACATCGGCACCATAGATAGGATAATCAGATGGATTGAGTTTTAGTAGGGTTGGAACAGTCCTTGATCTCATCAATCTACGATAAATGATTGTATCCCATATACCAACCGTTCCAAGAGTCTGTGCATAATTCACACCACCAAGATAAGCAGTGGTCATCACCAGATTAATCAGACCGAGTTTCTCTTCAAGTCTTTCAATCAACTCAACATCCTTGATGTTGTAATCAACATACTTCTGAAAATCTGCATCGTACAAGTCTCTCAAAGAGCCAATCTCACTGTAATCAAGTTTTCGATCATTCAGAACCACATGAGCAATATGATCCAGTTTGTATGTCTCTTGTGTTCCATATGCATATGCAAACTTTTTGAAAAGAGCCATGTAGTCAAGGTTTGGAATACCAACTATGTTCAGAGTCTTTTGTTCTCTGTCGAATACCTTGACAGAGTTTTCATTTATCTGACCCCAAGGCGAGAATCTTTTCATCACACTATCTCCAAGTATCCTTTGGACACGAGATAGAAGATAAGGTACATCAAAAAATTCTGTATTCCAACCAGTAATCACATCGGGTGTATTCTCTGGATCAGACCAGAAGTCAATGAAGTCGAGCAACATGCCTTCTTCATTATCAAATTGTTTGTATTCTGTTTTTAGATCAAGTTCAGATTCTTCAGTATCATAGGGTTTCATTCCCCATACACGATAGAAGTCTTCCTTAGATGATTTGTATGCAACAGTTAAGATTCGGTTTGTTGGATTGTCCGAGTCTGGAAATCCATCACCATATTCAGTCTCGATATCGAAACTACCAATATTAACGAAGTCTTTTTTGAAACGAATCTCGCCAGGAAACTGAGTCTGAATGAAAGATGTTATGTGATTGGAATTACCAAAAAGTTGGTAATCTCTCACACCAGAATACATCTTCTCGTATTCATTAGCCTGTTTGATATCTGGAAAAGTCATAGGAGCCAACTGTATTCCGTCAAGACTCTTGTGTGTTGCTTTGCCATCTTTGGCTTCTGCGTAGTATGTTGGCTTGAATTTGATCTTCTGTTGGATTCTTTTTCCAAGATCATCGTAGCCACGATACATAATAAAATTGCCTCTTTTCGAGATAGATGTATAAAAACCAGAAATCATATATATGATTATATCAAATTATAGAAGTTTGTAAAGCCTAAAAAGAAGCCCCTCATCAAATAATGATAAGGGGCTTCTGTATTTTATACTATCCGTTACTCACGAACTCATTGAGTTCTCGGGCTTTGGCAATTATATCTCTTTCACTAGGAAACGGCTGAGGCTCATAGGGAACTGGAATCTCAGATTCAGTTTCTAGGGCACGCTGTAACCTTGAATTATAGTGTTCCTGTAATGCATAATTATTTGCATTCCAGTTTTCATGTAACAAATCCTTTGCCATTTGAAGAATATCAAGGCGGATTTCATACGGGTTTTTTTCGCTCATTGTGTGTGTCTTTCTGTGTTTGTGTTAGTATTATAAAATCCCCTTTACTTCATAGGCGAAAGAGGGAAAGACCGTCCTGCAAATTAGAAGCTGAACACTACACCGAAATCGGTAGTAGCTGCCCACTCTCCATCTGTTCCGCTTACAGAGTCACTATTAAGATAGTTAATCTGTGCGAATAAGTTTGCTACTCCAAGCGGAGCAGTAACACGAACAAATCCAAGCATATAGTCATAATCATCCACTGTTTCGAATGTTTGACCGTATACTCCTCCAACTGATACATCAACCACTTCTGTTGAATAAACAACATAGTCGGTTGAAATCTCTGCCGAATATTGACTATCTTCATCAACTGTGACAGCAACGACCGAGTCGAGTCCGAACAGATTCAATCCGTACGATGCTCCGAGTTCGAAGTAATTGTCAGCAGCTTCCAAAGAAGTATATTGACCAGAAACACCAAGAGCACCGATAGGTGTGCTTAGTACTGTTCCAACAGTCGTGTATAGCTGGTAATCATCTGTATTTACATACTCAAGATCGCCGACAAAGGAAAGTCCACCAAAGACTCCCAAGTCAGTTCCCATTTTTACGTAACTGGCATCGTCTCCGGTGTAAGCACCAGTGTCAATACGTTTTTCGTACTGACCAACTTCAGCATCAATCTGCCAAGCCTTTGTTACTACTTCTTGAGCTTCACACTTAGATCCGCCGTAGAAGAATGTATATGCTGCGTAGACAGCAATTGCGCCTACGATCCATTTAATTATTGTTTTTATTTTCATATTTGTTTATGTTTATTAAAAAGCACAAGAGAATAGTATGCTCCCGTGCTTAGATTATTTATTCAGCTAAGAACTCAGGTTTTGAATTAATAGAGAATGTTTTTGGCTTCTTCTCTTCTGGTATATTCTTCTCTAGATGAACTGAGAGAATACCATCTACAAGAGCCACATTTTTCACTTCGATGAATTCACCGAGTGTGAATGCTTTATCGAACTTTCGTGTTGCAATGCCTTTATGAATATATTCTTTATCACCATTCAGATCAACATCCTTAGATGCGATGGTAAGAACATTTTCATCTTGTTCAACGAGTAAATCTTCCTCCTTGAAGCCAGCAACTGCAATTGCAATTTCGAATTGGTTATCATCATGCTTCACCACATTGTGGGGCGGATAACCAGATGGTTTTTCATTTAATTTTTCGAGTCTATTAAACATAGAATCGAAACCGATAGTCCAAGTTTGACCTGGCCATGTGTATGTATTTGTCATTTTATTTTTCCTCCGTTAGGCAGGTTATGTGTTGTAAGACCCCGTAGGCGTCTCATTCAAAGTAACAGCGCGTTACTTTAAAAGTTTATTTATACACTTTTAACATTGCCAATGGAATATTTTGATTCTAAATTCCATTCTGCTTTGTCTCTGTGTGATATGATTTTAATACTTCTTAGTGTGGTTTTTTCTTTGGCTTTTGATTCATCGACTATATCAAGTAATCCCCAATCAGACAATAGTGTTGAAATGGTATTTCTTCTACTTGCATCATCCAAAGTAAAGTTAGAAGGTTTGCCATCTAACATAAAAAGTTCTTTGAAATGTACAATGAAATATCGACCCTGTTTATGTAGTATGTGGCAACTCTGAAATAGTGTGTTATGTTCTTTTCTCGAAGAGACACCAATCCGTGTAAGAGTTTCTTTAATTTTAAGAAAGTCATCAGGTTCTGATAAGGTAACCTCCAACATATCATCAGGCGTCCATTTTATAATAGTATCTTCATTCATAATACTATTTATAAAAATTTAATATTTCACAATGTTTTTACTACTTTGTACCTCCTCTATCCATGAACTTCCGAAGTTTCTTTATATCTATAAGATCATGAACCTCTTCGGCTCTTTCACGATTCATAGAGTATGCTTCTTTTATAAGTTCGATGTCTTTTCCATCTTTTTGCTTTTTGTGCCATTTTGAGAATCTACGTTTCTTTCTGACGCCATGATATAAGAAATCATATTGCATTTTTGGTGCAAGATCGAATCTTTGATTCATCTCATTTGCCAACATTACTGTATCGACAAAGTATGATAGACCACGATTCACCATGAAGGGTGGATACTTACGATCAACCGAATCCAGATCGGATGCTTCGCCCGAGTTATCTGCCCGAACATCATCGAAAAGATAACTCTTTTTTTCATTGATTGAATTTAGGAAATCAAATGGTGTCATAATTCATCTCATTAGTATACTTATCTATTCCCATTTGTCGAGCCTCGATTACAATGTTTTGTATATCAATTGAATTCAGTTCGCTTATAAGAGATAGTATATATGTTGTTGCACCATCAAGACCACCAGAAGCCTCTACCCAGGCATATTTGTATCCATGTATTGTGGTTTCTTCTGTTTGTTTGTGAATATATGTTTCAAGTGCTTGAGCATCTTCCGTAGATTCTGTCAGTAGATAACGAACA